CCATTCAATGAGTGGTCTCGACAATGGCTTATACCCTACACGGGATAACTTAACTGATATCCCTTTTAACGGATAAACGGAGCCAACAATGGCAGAGATTATTCCCATGACTGAAGAACAGAAATTCCAGTTAGAGATTTACAAGCTGGTCATGAACCAGAACGCAGCCGCAGAGGAAGCATTTTAGTTCATTGGCACTGACGAACTGAAGCTTGAGCTATTCAAAATTCACTTCCAGTCAGGCGGCGCTAATTCAGATATCACGACCCGCACTATCGAAGCGGTGCGTAAATCGAAGGAAGCGTTAGACCTGTTCACCACCGGAGCATAAACATGGCAACTCAAGGTTTCGACAACCCATCCAAATTCCGCGATGAATGGGATAAGCAAGCAGAAGGGAAATAATCAATATGGCAGCACCAAAGGGCAACCGATTTTGGGAGGCCCGCAGTAGTCATGGGCGAAATCCTAAATTCGAATCGCCTGAGGCGCTGTGGGCTGCTTGTTGTGAATACTTCGAGTGGGTAGAAGCTAACCCGCTATGGGAGATGAAGGCGTTCTCGTATCAGGGTGAAGTGATACAAGAACCTATCGCCAAGATGCGAGCGATGACCATTACAGGCCTCACTCTGTTCATTGATGTGACGCTTGAAACATGGCGCACATATCGCCTGCGAGAAGATTTATCTGAAGTCGTTACGCGAGCAGAGCAGGTCATCTACGACCAGAAATTCTCTGGCGCAGCCGCTGACCTTCTCAACGCTAACATCATCGCCCGTGATTTGGGCCTCAAAGAGCAGTCGCAAGTTGAAGACGTGACACCTGATAAGGGAGATCGCGATAAGCGACGCTCTCGTATCAAGGAGCTATTCAACCGTGGAACTGGACGCGATTCTTGATAACCTGAGCGACGAAGAGCAAATCGAGTTGCTCGAGCTACTCGAAGAAGAAGAGAACTACCGGAACACACACCTGCTATATGAATTTACGCCATACAGCAAACAGCGTGAGTTCATCGACGCCGGGCATGACTATCCAGAGCGATGTTTTATGGCTGGCAACCAGCTTGGTAAGTCATTTACTGGTGCTGCTGAAGTCGCGTTTCACCTTACCGGGCGTTATCCGGGCACAAAAGGCTATCCTGCTGATGGTAAATATGGCGGTGAGTGGAAAGGTAAGCGTTTCTATGAGCCTGTTGTCTTCTGGATTGGTGGCGAGACAAACGAGACTGTAACCAAAACGACTCAACGCATCCTGTGCGGTCGTATCGAAGAGAATGATGAGCCTGGCTACGGTTCCATACCGAAAGAAGACATCATTAGCTGGAAGAAGTCTCCTTTCTTTCCGAACCTTGTTGATCATCTTCTGGTTAAGCATCACACGGCTGATGGCGTTGAAGATGGCATTTCAATCTGCTACTTCAAGCCATACTCGCAGGGCCGTGCTCGCTGGCAGGGTGACACAATCCACGGCGTGTGGTTTGACGAAGAGCCACCATACAGCATTTATGGCGAAGGTCTTACCCGTACCAACAAATACGGGCAATTCTCAATTCTGACGTTTACCCCGCTGATGGGGATGTCTGACGTTGTTACCAAGTTCCTGAAGAATCCCAGCAAGTCGCAGAAAGTGGTCAACATGACCATCTATGACGCAGAGCACTACACCGACGAGCAGAAAGAGCAAATCATCGCATCCTATCCTGAGCATGAGAGAGAGGCGCGTGCTCGCGGTATTCCAACGATGGGTAGCGGTCGAATCTTCCAGATACCGGAAGAGACGATTAAGTGTCAGCCGTTCGAGTGTCCTGATCACTTCTACGTCATCAATGCAATGGACTTCGGATGGGATCACCCACAGGCACATATCCAGCTTTGGTGGGATAAAGACGAGGACGTGATTTATCTTTCTCGCGTCTGGAAGGCCAAACAGAAGAAGGCGACAGAGGCATGGAGTGCTGTTAAAGCATGGAGCAAAAACACCCCTACGGCTTGGCCTCATGACGGGCATCAGCACGAAAAGGGAGGCGGCGCTCAGCTCAAGGAACAATACGCCGACGCTGGGTTCGACATGTTGCCAGATCATGCAACATGGCCTGATGGAGGTAATGCGGTCGAACCCGGGATAGCAGAGATACGCGACATGATGCTCGACGGTCGTTTCAAGGTATTTAACACCTGCGAGCCATTCTTTGAAGAGTTTCGCCTGTATCACCGCGATGAGAACGGGAGGATCGTCAAGCTAAATGACGACATCCTTTCTGCTGTTCGCTATGGCTACATGATGAGGCGTTTTGCAATACAGATGCGAGACATCAAAGATCCTAAAGAGATTGATTACTCAAGCTACAACATACCTTGCGGAGTTGGATGATGGCTGATGATAGAAAGATGACTGACTGGCATCGCAAGGTGCTGTGCAACTTTGATAATGCCTGGTCAGCAACGCAGGATATGCGTGAGCAGATTATTGAGGCTCAACGTTTCGTCCGGGTATCCGGCGCACAGTGGGAAGGCAGCACAAACGCTGGTTACTCATTTGATGAAGGAAGGTTTGAGCATTACCCGCGCTTTGAGCTGAATAAGATTGCCCGTGAATGTGATCGCATCATTGGCGAGTATCGACAGAATCGCATCAGCGTTAAATTCAGGCCGAAGGACGATAAGGCATCGGAAGCGTTAGCCGAAAAGATGAACGGCAAATTCCGCGCTGACTATCAGGAAACATCCGGTGGCGAAGCGTGTGATAACGCATTTGATGATGCTGTAACGGGCGGATTCGGTTGTTTCCGCATGTGTGCCGATTACGAAGATGAAATGGATCCGAGTAACGAGCAGCGCCGTATAAGCCTTCTTCCTGTTTACGACCCAGCGACATGCGTCTTCTTCGATCAGGACAGCAAGCAATATGACCGCTCTGATGCTATGTGGGCTATGGAAATGTTCTCCATGACGCCTAAAGCGTTCGAGGCTGAATACCCTGACTCCATCGCGGCAAGTCTTTCTCGTGATGACACTGGTACTCAGTATGACTGGTCAACGCCTGATGCCATCTATGTTGGACGCTACTACGAAGTTCGCATAGAGAAGGTGAAGCTCACGGCGTGGCGCAATCCTGTCAGCGGAGAAACGGCAATCTATGATGAAGAGCAAATCAAAGATATTGTCGACGAGCTGACCGATGGTGCATTCGAACTGATTGGCGAGCGAACGGTGAAGAAGCGCCGCGTTTATTGCGGTCTTCTGTCTGGCGCTGAATGGCTGGAAGAACCGAAGCGTATTCCGGGCGAACATATTCCTCTCATCCCGGTATATGGGCGTCGCTCATTTGTTGATAATCAGGAGCGAATAGAAGGCCACGCAGCAAAAGCGATGGATGCACAGCGTCTTGAGAACCTGATGGTTTCCATGATTGCAGATAACGCTACTCAGGCTGGCGGTGATGGCATTCCTGTAGTTGATGTTGACATGATTCCTGGTCCTCTCGCCAATCATTGGGCGGAGCGCAACAAAAAGCGCCCGGCGTTCCTGCCGATGGTAAGTCTGAAAAACAAAAACGGAGATATTACTGCGCAGGCTCAGGTCAGCAGTTATACACCTCCGACACAAATGCCTCCTGCTCTTGCCGGGTTATTGCAGTACACCGGAACGGCTATTCAGCAAATTACCGGGGCTTCGCAGCTTGAGAACATGCCGAGCAACGTCGCCACCGATACCGTTGATAGCATCTTTAACCGGATGGACACGCAGTCCTATATCTACATGGACAACATGGCTAAATCCATGCGTCGCGCTGGCGTTGTGTGGCTTTCTATGGCGCGTGAGGTCTATGGCAGTGATACGCCGATGCGTATCGTGAATGAGGACGACAGCGATGACGTGGCGCTGATGACTGGTGAAGTGGTTGACCGTCAGACAGGGCAGGTTATCGCGCTTAACGACCTTTCGCAGGGTAACTATGAAGTGACTGTCGATGTCGGTCAGTCGTTCGCTACTCGCCGTGATGCAACGGTTAAGTCGTTACTTTCCATGCTGGCACTTATCCCACCAGGAACGCCGAAGCACGACCTTGTATCGTCGATGATTCTCGACAATATGGACGGCGAAGGGATGGACGACCTGAAAGAATACAACCGCAATCAGTTGCTTCTGTCTGGCGTTATCAAGCCGAGAACGCCTGAAGAACAGCAAATGGTTGAGCAGGCGAAACAACAACAGGCCAGTCAGCCAGATCCGGCTATGGTTGCTGCGCAAGGTCAGCTTCTTGCTGGCCAGGCTGAATTGCAGAAAGCGCAGAACGAACAGGCAGCCATTCAGGTTAAAGCATTCCAGGCACAGACTGATGCTCAGGTTGCAGCGGCAAATGTTGTGAAAATACTCGCATCTGCCGATAGTCAGCAGAAATCTGATATCCGCGAGGCTCTGAAACTGCTCGGACAGTTCCAGCAACAGCAAGGAGATAATGCCCGTGCTGATGCAGAGCTTGTCCTGAAAAGTCAGGCACAGGGCCATGCGCAGCGCATGGACATCAGCAGCATCCTGCAAAAATCAACTCAGCAACAACCACAGCAGTAATTAACCCATAACGTGCAATGGCTGTCTTTATGAGGCCTGGCACCCTATTGCCTTCCGATGGGCTGAACATCGAGTAAACAGGGGTAACAAATGGACCAGATGGCAGAAAACACACCAGAAGTTGAAATCGAAACCGACGCGTCAGAGCAGATTCCTGATGATGTCGAACTGGCTGAAGAAGTCGAAACAGTAGATGGCAGTGAGTCCTCCGGCAATGATGCAGAGGAAGCTACTGAAACTGATGACGACGAATCAGAACAGGAATTCTACTTTGGTGACGAAAAGCTGGATTCGCCAACCAGCGAAGATGGCGCAGAGCATGGACTGGTAAAACACCTGCGCAAGACGATTAAAGAGAAAGACCGCGAGCTGAAAGAGCTGATGCGTCAGTCTCAGAAACCCGTCGAGCAGCAGCCGGTAATCACTCAACCACCGCGAATGCCAAAACTGGATGATGAGGACATCGGTTTCGATGAAGAAATCTACCAGCAACGCATGGCTAAGTGGGCAGAGGATAACGGCAAGTACCAGCAACAGGAGATGGCTCGCAAGCAGAAGGAGCAGGAGCTTCAGGCTGCCTATCAAGAGCGATTATCCAAATATCAGCAACGTGTTAAGGCTCTCAAAGTTCCTGGCTATCAGGAAGCTGAGCAGGCCGTACTCGAGGAAATCCCAATCGAGACACAAAACGCGATCCTGTTTGAGTCAGAGAAGCCGGAGATCGTTGTTCTGGCACTCGGTCGCAACGCTGAACTGCGCAAGCAACTGGCAGAAGCTACCAACCCCGTAGCAATTGGTCGTCTGCTGGAACGTATCGAATCGAAGGCCAGAATCATGCCAAAAGCAAAAACCACGGCAGCCACAACCCCGACAGTTAAGGGGAGCAACGGCGCAGTAATCAATAACCTCGACAAACTGAAAGCCAAGGCGCTGGAAACTGGTGACTGGACGCCGTATTTCGCCGCCAAAAAGGCAAAAAAATAACCTATCGGAGCATTAAGCATGGCTAACCAATTAGCAAAAGACCTTGAAATCATGTTCGAAAACTACGTTGAAGGCTTTGAGGCCGCCTGCGTAGTTTCCCGTAACGCTAAAAAATTCCGTCCCGGTGATACAGCAATGCAGCGAGCAGGTGATGTTCTGTATCGTCCGCAGCATTACCACATGAACATTGAGGAAGGCCTAGACCTCAGCGGCAAAACGCCAACAGCACTGGTTCAGCGCCTTGTTCCTTCTGTGTTCAAGGAGCCGAAAAACATTCTGTACACTCTGGATGCGCGTGAAATGCGTGACCCGGAACATAAAACTGAAGCTGGTCGCGCCGCAGGTATGCGCCTTGCTGCACAGATTGACTCTGACCTGATTTCCATGGTTACGCAGCGTGCTACTAACGTGATCACGATGGCTGACTCAACCACAGGTTCACAGGGCCGTGATTTGTGGAACTGTGCGGCAGGTATTGATGCCACCATGACGGCGATTGGTGTACCTCAGGGTATCAACCGTCGCTCTTTCTGGAACCCCTTCAACTACAAAGACCTTGCTGGCGAGCTTAGTCACCGTGCCTATGCTCAGGGCGCAACCCTGACAGCATACGAAAAAGCGCAAATCCCTCCGGTTGCGTCCTTCGATAGCTACAAGACCGATATTTCTGGTCGTGTTCCGAAGGGTACAGCAACTTCCATTACGCTGGCAGCAGCACCTGCGCACAAGGTTGAAGCGAAAGATGCTAACGATATGCCAGTGGATAACCGACAGGGGACCATTACGGTATCTGCTGAAGGTTTGCAGGTTGGCGATGCGTTTACCATAGCAGGGGTGAATTCTGTACACCAGATCACCAAAGATACCACCGGGCAGCCGCAGGTATTCCGCGTTCTGGCAGTAAGCGGAACGACAGTAACTATCTCCCCGAAAATTCTGCCGCCTGACAACGCGGATGTCGCCAGCCGACCATATGCAAACGTTGATGCTAACGCGGCAAATGGTGCAGCAATTACCATTCTCAACAAAAATGCCGCACCGGCTAACCTATTCTGGGCTGATGGTTCTGTTGAGCTGATGTACGGCAAACTGGCGTTCCCGACTGGTCAGGGTCCACAGGTAATGACAGCAACCACCGAGCAGGGCGCTACGCTGATCATGTCTTACGCCTTCGACCACATCAAAGGCGTAACCACTGCTCGTTTCACCACTCTGTATGGTTGCTCTGTACTTGTTCCTGAATATACGGGCATCGTTATTGCCGGGCAGTAATTTTGGTGGGGCTTCGGCCCCATTTTTATTGGGAGAAGACAATGGCACGAACAATGCTCTATAAGCCTGGCAACATGATCACCTGTGGTCAGTTTGCTGTCGATTACATCATTGTTGATGACGAAGAAGTTAAATCTCACCTGAAAAAAGGCTGGGTAAAAACTCCTGAAGAAACCGCAACGAAGCATAAAGTGGCTAAGGCGGAAGAAGATGGCGAAAACGAAGGGTGATCTCGTTCTTAAGGCTTTACGAAAAGCCGGGCTGTATTCCAATGCCACGTTGACAGATGCCGACCCTCAGGCAATTGAAGATGCCATTAATGACCTCGAAGACATGATGGCAGCATGGCAGGCGAAAGGTATCGAGCTTGGGTATCAGTTTGCTGATACAGAAAACGGCATCATGCCGTTGCCTGACGATGATTCAGGTATCCCTGCATGGGCAAATGATGGCGTCGCTTTGAAACTCGCTGTGCAAGTGTGCATGGATAACGTCATTCAGCCGTCAGACGCTCTCCTTACCGCTGCTGACAGTGCATATCAAACAATCTGTATCGCTTTAACCAAAATACCACCACTTGAGCGGCGAAATGACATGCCTCGCGGTAGTGGTAACAAAAGCGCGTTTACGTGGAATCGGTTTTACATCGAGAAAGATGATCCGAGTACGTGAGGTGAATAAATGCCGATTCAGCAACTTCCGCTTATGAAAGGTGTCGGCAAAGACTTTCGAAACGCCGACTATATCGACTATCTGCCAGTGAATATGTTGGCTACACCCAAAGAAATCCTGAACAGCAGCGGATATCTTCGCTCATTCCCGGGCATTGCCAAACGTTCTGATGTGAACGGAGTATCGCGAGGCGTCGAGTACAACATGGCGCAGAATGCTGTTTATCGCGTGTGTGGTGGCAAGCTGTACAAAGGAGAAAGTGAAGTCGGTGACGTCGCCGGAAGTGGTCGTGTATCAATGGCGCATGGTCGGACATCACAGGCGGTAGGTGTTAATGGTCAACTGGTCGAGTATCGCTATGATGGCACTGTTAAAACCGTCTCAAACTGGCCTACAGACAGCGGTTTTACGCAGTATGAGTTAGGTTCAGTTCGCGACATTACGCGCTTACGTGGGCGTTATGCGTGGTCAAAAGACGGTACTGATTCATGGTTTATCACTGACCTTGAAGACGAATCGCACCCTGACCGCTACAGCGCACAATATCGTGCAGAATCGCAGCCTGACGGCATCATCGGCATAGGTACATGGCGAGACTTCATCGTCTGCTTTGGTTCATCTACTATTGAATATTTCTCCCTTACTGGCGCAACCACCGTTGGTGCCGCTTTGTATGTTGCACAGCCATCGCTGATGGTGCAGAAAGGTATTGCAGGAACCTACTGTAAAACGCCGTTTGCTGATTCCTATGCGTTCATCAGCAATCCGGCAACAGGTGCGCCGTCTGTATACATCATCGGCTCCGGTCAGGTATCACCAATCGCCAGCGCGAGCATTGAGAAAATTCTCCGCTCCTACACTGCTGATGAACTGGCTGATGGTGTGATGGAATCGCTGCGATTTGATGCTCATGAGTTGCTGATTATCCATCTTACGCGTCACGTCCTCGTGTACGACGCATCTTCAAGCGCCAATGGTCCGCAATGGTGTGTGTTGAAAACAGGTCTGTATGACGATGTGTACCGCGCTATCGACTTCATTTACGAAGGCAATCAGATAACGTGCGGCGATAAGCTGGAATCCGTGACCGGGAAATTGCAGTTCGATATCAGCAGCCAGTACGACAAGCAACAGGAACACCTTCTGTTTACTCCACTGTTCAAAGCGGATAACGCCAGATGCTTCGATCTGGAGGTGGAATCATCCACTGGCGTAGCTCAGTACGCCGACCGCCTGTTCCTCTCTGCAACCACTGACGGCATAAATTACGGGCGTGAGCAGATGATTGAGCAGAATGAACCGTTCGTTTACGACAAACGCGTTTTGTGGAAGCGAGTTGGGCGCATCAGGAAAAATGTCGGCTTCAAATTGCGTGTTATCACGAAGTCACCTGTCACTCTGTCTGGCTGCCAGATAAGGATTGAGTAATGGCTGATTCGAATCTCAATACACCTGTTATTGTTCAGGCGACGCGGCTCGATACATCAATCCTTCCACGCAATATCTTCTCGCAGTCATATCTGCTTTACGTTATCGCACAGGGCACTGATGTTGGTAACGTGGCGAACAAGGCCAACGAGGCCGGACAGGGCGCTTACGATGCTCAGGTGAAAAACGATGAACAGGATGTCGAACTGGCTGACCACGATGCAAGAATCACCGCAAACACAAAAGCGATAAATCTCCTTGAGGTCAGGTTAACAACCGCCGAAGGGAAGATAGTCGTACTGCGTAGCGATGTTGATTACTTGCTGGATGAGGTTATCGATATTCAGGCGCATCTGGTCACTGTTGACCAAAGACTGGATGGCGTAGAAAGCGATGTATCTGACATTAAGAGTGATTACGTATCGAAAACCGTAACCGAATCGCAGTCTCTTGCGTCACCGCTGGATGTAAAAACATCATATTCAGTTGATGGAATTCAGGTCGTTGGAGCAAGGCAGACCGGATGGACTGCAGCCACAGGCACACCACTTCTTGGCACATTCAACGCTAACCAGTCATACACGGTCGGCACTACGTACACACAATCCGAAGTCTCGGCTCTCGCTACAGGTTTGCAGCAGGCGCGGCAGCGTATTCTGGCGCTTGAAACAGCACTTAGATTACATGGGCTGATTGACTGATGATTACATTCAAACCAACGCGAAACATCGACCTGATAGAAGCCGTGGGAAATCACCCCGACATTATCGCCGGGAGCAACAACGGTGATGGATACGACTACAAGCCTGAATGCCGTTACTTCGAGGTGAACGTGTACGGTCAGTTTGGCGGCATTGTTTACTATCAGGAGATTCAGCCGCTGACATTCGATTGCCACGCCATGTACCTGCCAGAGATTCGCGGCTTCAGCAAGGAAATCGGGCTGGCATTCTGGCGATACATTCTGACTAACACCACCGTTCAGTGCGTCACATCATTTGCTGCACGTAAATTCCGCCACGGTCAGATGTACTGCGCAATGATTGGCCTTAAGCGTGTCGGAACCATCAAGAAATACTTCAAAGGCGTGGATGACGTGACGTTTTACAGCGCAACACGCGAAGAACTAATCGACTTCCTGAATCACGGGAGATAGCCATGTTATATGCATTTAAGCTGGGCAGAAAACTGCGCGGCGAGGAACCTTGGTGCCCTGAAAAAGGCGGGAAAGGTGGAGCCGATAAAAGCGCAAAGTATGCCGCAGAAGCTCAGAAGTATGCAGCAGACCTGCAAAATCAGCAGTGGCAGACGATCATGAAAAACCTTGCTCCGTTCACGCCTCTTGCGGAGCAGTATGTTAACCAGTTGCAGAATCTTTCCAGTTTAGAAGGTCAGGGGCAGGCACTTAATCAGTATTACAACTCTCAGCAGTATAAAGACCTTGCAGGTCAGGCGCGTTACCAGAGTCTTGCTGCTGCGGAGGCGACGGGTGGACTTGGTTCGACAGCCACAAGCAATCAACTGGCTACGATCGCGCCGACACTCGGTCAGTCTTGGTTATCAAACCAGATGAGCAATTACAACAATCTGGCAAACGTTGGGCTTGGTGCGCTGCAAGGTCAGGCAAACGCTGGGCAGACATACGCCAACAACATGAGCAGCATTGCACAGCAAAGCGCAGCACTTGCCGCTGCTAATGCCAATAAACCATCAAGTCTTCAGACTGCAATTAGCGGTGGCACGTCTGGTGCGATTGCCGGTGCAGGTCTTGCCAGCCTTTTGGGAACATCAACGCCTTGGGGCGCTGGCATTGGTGCTGGTATCGGATTGCTTGGCTCGTTGTTTTAAGGGGTAATCATGGCTACTTGGCAAGGAACAAACGGCGGATTGTTGGCTGGTATCGGCGGCGTCAACTCAAACGCTCCGAGCGTAAATGACATCGGCAATACGCTTCAGCTTATCAGGCAGAACAATGATATTGAGCGTTCAGGCGCTAACAATGTTGGGCTGACTGCTTTGCAAGGCCTTTCAGGTATTGCGGGGGTGTTTCAGCAGGAAAAGCAGGCTCAGCGGCAGAAAGAATTTCAGCAGGCATACGCTAATGCTTATGCGTCTGGTGATCGCGGTGCTTTGCGTCAGTTGGCTACTCAATATCCAGACCAGATTGAATCCGTTCGTAAAGGCATGGGATTCATTGATGAAGACCAGCGTAATTCTATCGGCACATGAACCGCCCCGGAAATCCTGGAGACTAAACTCCCTGAGAAAGAGGTAAACAGGATGACTAAAAAT